TCAAGAATCTTCTCTTGATACTCAGTTGGAATCTTCGACAGGTCAATCAGCAATTCGTTTCGCTTGTAATTTCGTAGCATCACTTCATCACAAAAAGACTCAGGTTCTTCTTCTAACCACTTATTTAGTTTTTTCTCAGTTACAGGTTTCTGCCGGCTCTCAGCAACAAAGCAATCATCACTACTAAGAAAATTAGGGATACCATCGCTTCTGTCTCCTTTAATAATGTGTTCTTTCAGAAAGGCATCTGGATTGTTAGTACGCAAGAACTTTTTACCCATTGGGCTATATTGTTCTACATTAGCGAACTTCTGCAATTGCATAAAGTCCTTGTCACTAGACAAAATCAGAATCTTTTCGGTAGAACTATTCTTAAGTGGAACACCGAACTTGTGCGTCAACGTAGCAATAACGTCATCAGCTTCAGTCTTGTCAACTTGAATCACTTTGTACGGAAAGTATTCTTTGATTTCATCACGCACTTTGTTTAGCGTTTCAAAAATCATATTCCAATCAAACGGAGATGCCTCTCTATCTTTCTTACGACCTGCTTTGTAGTAGGGGAAGTAGTCTCTGCGCCAGTATTTCTTGTCATCGCAACAGATAACAATGTCACCATAGTCATCACGGAATTTGACGTTATACATTCGAATGCTATTCAGCACCATGTGGCGAATGAGATTCTCATCAATTGGGTTTGATGCATTTGAATTTATTTGCATCATCAAGTTTGAAATCATTACCTGATTCAAGTCGATCAAAATCATTTTAAGTTATCCAGTTATTACTCTAACAATAATTGTATCAGAGTTAATGCGTCCTGTCAACTCGGAAGGTTTGGTAGTCAATCCGTCTAACAGTTTTTTCAACACAATCTTACCACCATCAAGTACTTGCTTAACAGTCACTTCGGGCTTACGCAAACGTTTGCCAATGGACGTATCAACATTGAAGTTTTGAATTGTTGTGCCTTTGATTGTCAGACCTTTAGCATTATCGCAATTGTACATGCCAAGCAATTTTGTTTTGGTATTGTACAACCAGACTTGGTTCGCACCAATAATCTTTTCTGGCAGAACACTCTTCAAATTCAAGTCTGCAAAGTCTTTCATGTATTGCACTTTAGCGACAATGACACTTGCAGGTTTCTCTTTTACTTTACGTGCTTTACGTGTGGGTTTCTTTTCTGCGCCACGATTTGTTTCTGCAACAATCGCATCATAGAACTCTTTAACTTTACGCAATTGTACTTTAGTGAAATTGGAATATGCTTCCTTAACTTCAGCATCGGAAGTATTCATCACTTCTTCGAATTCTTTAGAACGCTTGATGAACACTTCACACATGCGCTTTTGCACAACGGCAGATAATTCTTTACCTTTCAGATATGATTGCATATCTGGTGCAGACTTACATCCACCAGCAATGAAATCATCTACAAGTCCTTCAATTTCTCCGACTTCTTCAGATGCCTTTTCACGAATTCTATCTTGAATAGAAACGACTGGTGCGGTCGATGTTGCAACAACAGGTGCTTTTGCTTTTTTAGTTTTCTTTGCAGTCTCAACAACATTCTTAAACTCTTTGACAAAAAAGTTTTTGAATGATTCGGACGGTTCGTAGCCCATACACATCATACGTGCTACCCAACCAAGTTGTACTGGAATAGATGTGTCACTTGATGCGACTAAAGAAATTTCTTCCTTCGGTCGATCAACGCTAGCCATGTATTCGACAACAAACGTTTTTGCTTGTTTGTTGTCACAAAAATAATTATACCAATTCAATGCACGAATTTCTTCGCTTCTGAGATTTTGCATCTCGGCTTGATTGGTCCAAGAAGGTTCCATGCCATATGCTTTTGCATCGGCGCCAGGATTAATCTTGGAAAATTTCATAGTTTATTCACCCAATGTAAATGATACAGATTTGATAGAATCGTAGCGGAATGAACGCCATTCGTTTTTCTCCAAGTCAACTACAGAGATAGACTCATCAGTTGAAGTTGTGCGAACACGTTCGGTTTTCTTTTCGTATGCTGGGATTGCAGACTCTTGCAATGTGCATTTCATGGTACGCATTGTGCCGTCTTTCTTAAGAAAGTCAACAGTCACAGGACCGTACTTGAGATGACTAACAAGCCAATCACGAAATAGTTTTTGTTCTTTTGGTGTAGTTGTTGCATAATTAAAAGTTGTCATATCAAAATTCTCCATGTTAAATTATTCAAGTCTTTATTGTACCTAAAATTTCTTTGTTTGTCAAGTCAATGTCTTCCATATTATTCCTTTTCTATTCTTAACTCATCATAAAGATAATCATGCAATTCATTGATACCACCAATATAAGTTAAGTTGTGGTATATGTGAGGAACAAAAGTAGTTCCTGGAATTAGCTTGTCCAATTGATCTCTTGTATAGTCTTGTCCCAAAATAAAAAGTTTATATTTTCGTCTACAAACATTTAAAAGCAATTCTGCTTTTTCAGTAGACTTGCTTCCTATTGCACCATAAACATAGTACGTCACGGCGCATTGTACACCTGCACAAATTCACTTGGTTCATAATGTAGTATTGCAGTTTTTAGTGTACCCTTAAATTCATATGTAACTTGATAGCCTTTAATTACATCATAATAATTTTGATGCGTCACAAGATTACATACGGGTTTTGAATCCGTTTCAGTTTTTGCAATTATGGGGGAATTTACAGACGGACCGCTATAGTGCGTAGTTCCATAATATCTCTCACAATAATTTTTAGTTGCCATATATGCTACCTTTTCTACTATAGGTTTTTTTGATATAACCTTTGCCATATAGATTCCGCTTTGACTAGAAGAATCTTCGACAAGAACAACGCCTGCTTTTGCAATTGATGCAAAAAAAGAAATTGCTATAATACTATGTAGCTTTTTCATAATTACTGGATTACATATACACTTGTAACTGCTTTAATTCTTACTGTATCTCCGGGATCATTTTCCATACGAACTGTTCGTATTTGTCCAAAATATTCAAACGTAACGTCATATCCATTAATGACTTGTTTGTATTCTCTGTCATTATATGGAACACAACGTTGAATCATCTTTGATTGTCCTGCACCAACAACACCTCCAGCGACTGCTGGAGATGGAGATAAATCTTCAACTAATGTGCATGATTGACGAATAACGCTATAAACTTTTGAGGTTGTAATAGGCTGAATTCGCACAACTCTAGCTAAGTCATATTTCACAAAATTATCACCGCTACCTGTGCTATATCCACCAGTAACTTCTGGAGAAGTATTATGCCCTGATCCATAAAAAGCCTCTGCACTTGAATTTGTCATTACACAAATACCAAGCAGACTAGCAATTAAAATTTTCACTTTGAACTCCCAACAGTAGCATTCACTAACGCAGTTAACCAGAATACTGCAAATACAGTTTCCCATGTCACGGGAATGTTAACGGGAAACAAAGTATTAACTGCACACAATGTAATGTATGAACCTAGAATATACAATGATATCCAAGCAAACAATGCGCCAGCAATAACACCAGCGGTTGTTTTTTCTTGTGCGAACGTAAACGGACCAATTTTCATAAGAACTCCTATTCAATGTTTATACAGTATAACACAACAGTCATGGCATGTCAAAATGTATTTAACGATGGCTCATATTCGGCAATCAATTCACGTTCACGCCGGTGTGCGGGTTTACGTCCACGGATCACTTCAATAACTTCATATTGCCAGTTTGCGCCGGCCAACTCACGCAATGCATTACACATTGCCCAATTTTTGTTTTCGCACTTAGCACGGCTTACATGTTTTTGCCAACGGATTTTAACCGAACGCAAATAGGCTTGACCTTGTGCAACAGTCAAGCCAACATATGTATCGCCAGTATCAACGCATGTAACTTTGTACAGTACATGGTTTCTGTCACAACGTTTTTTTCTCATTACCATACTTACAGTATAGCAAATCCGGAGAATTTGTCAAGGAATATCCACATTGTTGCAAAAAAACAACAAAATTCCCCTATGAAGTGTTGTGTTTTTGACACATTTTTAAGACTTGGATTACCATAAATAATGTTATCAAGTCCTAGGGAGGATAATAATCATGGATATAGTAGAGATACTTTTAAAAGCATGGCCAGTATTTTTAGCATTCATTACTTTAGTCATAGTCTTGGCTAAAATGGACGTGCGAATCGGAGTATTGGAAGAAAAAGTAAAATCATTATTTGATTTACATAACAAAGGAAAATAAATGGCAGAAGTAGTATTACAACAAAAACCATTGTCACGTAGTGAACGTGAAGCAAATATCAAAGATAAAGCAGGATGGCTGATTACTGTCTTAGCCGCTTTACTTGCAATTAACACCTATATATCAAATGGTAACAGCAGTAAAGTTTTAAATAACACAATCCGAGCAAATGATACTTGGGCATTTTATCAAGCTAAGAGTATTAAACAAACTCTAGCAGAAATGCGTATGGATGATGCCATTGCACAAAAAGATTTTAAAAAGGCTGAAGTACTAAAGGCTAAAATTGATAAGTATGAATCCGATCCAACTACAGGTGAGGGTAAAAAAGAATTGTTTATTAAAGCAAAAACACTTGAAGTTGAACGTGATGAAATTCGCAAATCAAGTCCTTGGTTAACATTTGCTGGTTCCGCATTTCAAATTGCAATCGTATTATTAACTGCTAGTATCTTATCTGTTAGTATATCATTGTATTGGGCTAGTATTGTTGTTGGATTATTTGCAGGAATATTCATGAGTCAAGGATTATGGCTTTGGCTTCCGATATAAAAAAGTATCGAAGTATCTTTATTAGTGATGTTCATTTGGGAACAAAAGATTGTAAAGCGGATAGTCTTAACAATTTTTTAAAACATAATTCTTGCGATACTTTATATTTGGTGGGTGACATTATAGATGCATGGCGCATACAGCAAAACAAGTGGCGTTGGAAACAAAGTCATACTGGTGTAGTTAGGCGTGTTCTAGGACATGCAAGGCGTGGTACCCGTGTTATTTACATAGCAGGTAACCACGATGAATTTTTAAGACCAATGATACCATATGGATTTAGTTTTGGGTTAATAGAAATACACAACCAAATAGAACATATAGGTGCAGATGGTAAACATTACTTAGTTACGCATGGTGACTTGTTTGATGGCATTACAAGATTGGCTCCATGGCTAGCGTTTTTGGGAGATAAAGCATATGATTTCATTTTATCGGTTAATAGCAAATTCAATTGGATACGTCATCGCTTTGGTTTTGGGTATTTTAGTATTAGTAAATATCTCAAAACAAGAGTAAAGAAAGCAGTAGACTTTATATTCCACTTTGAAAAAAATCTAGCTGGATACTGTAAGAAGCGTGGATATGATGGTGTTATATGTGGGCATATACACCACGCAGAAATTAAAGAAATAGA